AGGTTGCTCCGGGCTATGAAATAGAAAAATGAATCCGTTGAAGCCTGCTTTTTTATACTAAGTTGGCATTATAAAAAAGCATTGCTTATCAATTTGTTGCAACGAACAGGTCACTATCAGTCAAAATAAAATCATTATTTGATTTCAATTTTGTCCCACTCCCTGCCTCTGTCATCACGATACTGTGATGCCATGGTGTCCGACTTATGCCCGAGAAGATGTTGAGCAAACTTATCGCTTATCTGCTTCTCATAGAGTCTTGCAGACAAACTGCGCAACTCGTGAAAGGTAGGCGGATCCCCTTCGAAGGAAAGACCTGATGCTTTTCGTGCGCGCATAAAATACCTTGATACTGTGCCGGATGAAAGCGGTTCGCGACGAGTAGATGCAATTATGGTTTCTCCGCCAAGAATCTCTTTGCATTTATCAAGTGTTTCCTTCATTGATATTCCGAGAGCATCAACATGCAATGCTGTTGGGATGGCAATTTTTACGCCTGTTTTGCTTTGCTCGACATAAAGATATCCATCTACGATATCAGACCACTTCATTTCGCATAAATCACCAACTCGTTGCCCGGTAACAACAGCCAGTTCCATTGCAAGTCTGAGCCAACATGGTGATGATTCTGCTGCTTGATAAATTTTCAGGTATTCGTCAGCCGTAAGTCTTGATCTCCTTACCTCTGATTTTGCTGCGCGAGTGGCAGCGACAGGGTTTGTTGTTATATGGCCTTCAGCTATTGCCTCTCGGAATGCATCGCTCAGTGTTGATCTGATTAACTTGGCTGACGCCGCCTTGCCCTCGTCTATGTATCCATTGAGCATTGCCGCAATTTCTTTTGTGGTGATGTCTTCAAGTGGAGCATCAGGCAGACCCCTCCTTATTGCTTTAATTTTGCTCATGTAATTTATGAGTGTCTTCTGCTTGATTCCTCTGCTGGCCAGGATTTTTTCGTAGCGATCAAGCCATGAATGTAACGTAACGGAATTATCACTGTTGATTCTCGCTGTCAGAGGCTTGTGTTTGTGTCCTGAAAATAACTCAATGTTGGCCTGTATGGCTTCAGTGATTGCGATTCGCCTGTCTCTGCCTAATCCAAACTCTTTACCCGTCCTTGGGTCCCTGTAGCAGTAATATCCATTGTTTCTTATATAAAGGTTAGGGGGTAAATCCCGGCGCTCATGACTTCGCCTTCTTCCCATTTCTGATCCTCTTCAAAAGGCTACCTGTTACTGGTCGATTTAAGTCAACCTTTACCGCTGATTCGTGGAACAGATACTCTCTTCCATCCTTAACCGGAGGAGGGAATATCCTGCACTCGCGTACCCATCGACGAACTGTTTCAAGGCTTCTTGGGCGTCGCTGGCGTGCGTTCCACTCCTGAAGTGTCAAGTACATCGCAAAGTCTCCGCAATTACACGCAAGAAAAAACCGCCATCAGGCGGCTTGGTGTTCTTTCAGTTCTTCAATTCGAATATTGGTTACATTGTTTTCATATATGAATAAATAAATTAGCTTTTTCCGTTGCCTTCGCGATCTTTATTAATTTTGACAAACTCGTTTTTACCACGCTCTCCAAATGCGTCTTTAGAGTCGTTGTATCCGCAATCGCAGCACACATAATCACCAGACCATCCACGCATTGTTTTTTCTTTTGCAATATTTCCAGAACCGCATTTTGGACAAGACATATCACTACCTCCAAAGCATGAGTGAGATGACAACGTAACATTGATTGGAGATTAACAATAGATTGCTGATGTAAAAGATATGTATAAGCTTCGCTTTCAAAGTGGAGGCTCTGGTAGCGGCATCCAGTGTGACGGCTCACATACCCCCTCAACACCATTCATGTAAAAGAATTGAAATAACCCTTTACCTTTGTGAAACCCTACCATCTGCTCTTTAGTGTCTGAGCAATAAACCAAAACATCTTCTTCGTTTGGCATTCGATCACTACAGCTTATCCAACCATCCGGAGTTACCGGAGAGTTGCCAGCTAGTCTACGCAAAACAGCCTTAACAGCCTCAATACGGTCATCATCGCAACTTTCCAGCGTATCTATGCGATCGAGCATGATGATGGCGTTATCAATATCAGGATTGCCGGTCCACTCATTACCGCGATTGGATTCGGCAGCCTGGTTGCCAGATGCTGGCTGATTGTCGGCTTGGCTATAGCTAACAGCACGGCAGGCATCCTCTACGTTCTTCACTGCATCTGCGCAGTAGTTATAGCGATTGCATTCCACTAACTTCTGCTTGAGATTTTCAATTGCTTGCGCGACATCAGCCTGTATTGGCGGAACGGCTGTTTGCTCTCGAACGTCATTAGTCGCTATCGGTTCTGCTGCCAACTGACTGGCATATTTGTTAATGGTAACGATAAGCTCTTGCTCGGCCTCATCCAGACAATCACCGATACCTCGCCTGTCACCGTCAAAATCATCGAAATCGGCACGAATCCTGGCAACCTCCCGGATTGCGGACAACACTTCACCAGGAATAAGCGGAGAGTTGCCCGATAGTACATTCTGCTCCAGCGATGCCAGAGCAATTCGTGCCAGTTCTTCCGCTTCTTCTGCTGGCAGTACAACGTTGCTACCAGGTCCGTATGTTTCGCGCCACTGCTTGATTGTCAGTAGTCGCTCTTTGGTTATAGTGGTCATTTGTTAACCCTCAAAACTTTATGCCCGGGCGCAAAAGCACGCGTTTTGTCTTTGCTTATTCGCCAGCCATCCTTGCGCGCCTCTTTTGCACAGCCAGCCCATGACGTACCTATATACTCACCGAAGTCTGGCACTGGATATACACCTTCCGTGCACTGACGGCAGTCACAATAGAGATGCATTGTGTAACTTGCGGCAATAGCCATATCACCCTCCTTTACCCTGAAGCATGGCGTCGCTCCGCTCTATACCATCCAGCGCGATTCGCAGTGCCTGAATTGTGGTAGTGCTATCGTTTGGGGCTATTCCATATCGCTCGAATACAGCTAAATGGTTGCGCATAATCTCAGGCGTAAGCTCTTTGTAAGCATAAGCAAGAGGCTCTGATGCATTATCCGGCACAACCGACGCAGGCGCGGCAGCATAAACAGGAATAACGTCCGCTTGCTCTTTATTGCTTTCATCCGTTAAAGCCCAGAATAATTTCCCGGCCGGATGTTTGAAAATATAAGCAACTGGTTCTGCACTATCAGCTTCGCGCCGCTTCTGTAGCTCTGCTGCCATTGCTCTCACGACTTCAACTGGTGCCCTTGCGGCAAACTCTATGTTGGTGATCAGCTCATTAAGATATTGCTCGCTGGGATACTGTTTCTTATTGGTAATAGTGGTCATGCCGCGTTTCCTTCTTTCTTATTAACAATTACACCGTCATATATTTCATTAAGGTGCCCTCTCAACTCCATGCGCCTTAATGCAGATAACATGTAATCGCATTCAACCTGCTTATTTCCAGTAAATGGCTTATCGTCAGGATTACCCCAACAGCAATTACCCTTGGGCCACCCATGTACTTTCCGTACTCTTCCGTTAACAACGTGAAGTAATCCCCAGCCAGGTGGTAAATCCTCAATTGAAATAATTCCCGGCTCACTAATAAAGAATCGCCAGTCGCCCATTCCAAGAGACGGATTTTTACGAAAACGCTTTTTTCTATCTGCCAACAAGTCAGCACGAGAACACTTCGCCTCTATCAGGCATGATGCTGAATTTCTGAATCCCATAGCATCTGGCTGTTCTCCGGTACTGGTTACAGCTATAAAGCGGTCATGAAAACAAACCTTGAACCCGTTGCGCTTAAGGAACTTGTACGCAATCTGACAGAGTTCGCGGTGTGTTAACGCCATATCACTCTCCTTTAGTGCGCAAGTGGTTTTTCCAGCGGTTTTGCGCCGCGCTGGGCTTTTTGCAAAAACCACAATCCATCATCCCGTAATATTTCATCAACCCCATCCGTCGGTTGCTGAGTCTCACCCACTGCCAGACGCCAGGAGCGTTTCTACGAACTAACAGAATCTTTGCTTTACGGTTTTTCATCTTACAGCGTACCCTTTCTTCCGCCTGTTCTGTGACGCAGTAGGCTTACGCTTTGCGGCAAAAGCCACCTGACCAAATGGATGGAGTACCGCTATCTTATGGTTGCTAATAACCAGCTCCACCACACGCACAGGTCGCTGTAAAAAAAGTCGTTTTGCCTTACGGTTTTTCATCGCTTTGCTCTCCTGCGTCTCTTTGCTGCTCGTCGTGCCGCTGCAATACCGGTATGGCGGCGCTTTGGTGCCGGGATGATGTTGTCAGCCATCAGGACATGTGGCTTTGCAATTAGCGCAGAAGCCCAAAAACGAGTCGGGTACGGTAACAAGCCGATACATGCCACACGCACTACTCACCTCCGTTGATGCGAATGCCTGTTGCAATGCTGTTTATGATGCTGTCAGTGCATGGGGTAGAAAGCTGGGCATCTCCAGCAATTTTCATGACATCAACATCTGCATATCGAATACCGAGGTGTATCAGACCGGCTATACCTGACTTAAGCCGAGCATTTTCCATAAACAGATCCTTTGCCCGCTGTTTTTCTGCCTCAAGCTCAACGCGCAACTTCCCTACCGTTAGCGCAATATCCTCGTTCTCCTGGTCGCGGGATTTGATGTATTGCTGGTTCCTTTCCCGTTCATCCAGTAGTGCCAGCACGGTTTCTGGTCCGGCCAGAAATTTGAAGGCGTTGAGCGCATCAATATCCACACCGTAATCTTTAAGTTCCTGTTCACTTAACAAATCATCATCAGCTGGCAACATTAACAGGCGTTCCATTGCTGGAATTGCACGTTCCGCCGCCTCACGCAGTGCCTGGTAATTAATTTCGCTCACTGGTTGCCTCCTTTGCGAAGCTGGGCAGCAAAGTCAACTAACCACTCAGTCATTTCAACCTTCCCTACCAGATCTGAACCAGGGTGCATACAGCAATCACTCTGCGCCGCTTTGAAATCCTTATACTCATATTCTTGGGCCACCAGATTTTTTGCAGCTTCTATAGCAGCATCCACGCCCTGCGCCCGCACTTCAGCCAGGAAAGCATCGGTGGCTGGGGTTTCAGTAACATCATCTTCCCATTCGCTAAACTCCTCACGACAAAAGTCATTAAATTCCTTCTCAGATTGCTTAAGCGAGGTATTTTCAGC